CATTATTACCAGTACACCTCTGACCAAAGACCTGATTTCAGGTCGTAGGTCGTCTCTCTCACAAAAAATTGAAATGGTTGATTCTCAAGGTACTCGAATTGTGAACTACGTATTTACGTGGAACAATTATACTGATGATGTGAAAGCATTCATCAGTAACTTCGCCAACGACTATTGCAAATGGTTGGTGTATGGCGAAGAAGTGGGGGAGTCTGGTACCCCACACTTGCAGGGATGTTTATCACTGCGTGTAAAGAAGCGTATAACCCAGCTGCGTAAGCTTGGGTTTAGCTGCCATCTGGAAGCAATGAAGGGATCGCCTAAACAGGCGATTGCCTATTGTAAGAAAGATGGAAACGTCACGGAATTTGGTGACGTTACGCGAGGACAAGGCGAGCGTACTGATCTTAAACGAGCTTGCGAGTTGATCAAAGAGGGTCAGGGCATGAAGGCGGTTCTCGAAGAATGCCCTGGAGTCTATGTTCGTTATTCGCGTGGTCTACGCGATTTGGCGTTGGCTGCCAATATTGCGTATGAGCATGAGACTACGCGGGGTATTTGGGTCTATGGGAAGTCTGGCGTTGGTAAGTCGCATGTTGTACGAGCGACGTATCCTGACTACTTTGACAAATCTCAGTCAAAGTGGTGGGATGGGTACGACAATGAACGTGTTGTTGTACTTGATGATCTTGATTCTGACTGTCTTGGACATTATCTTAAGCGATGGGCGGATAAGTACTCTTGTACCGGCGAGACTAAAGGCGGTACGGTTAAACTACAACACCGTGTGTTTGTAGTAACCAGTAATTATCTTCCGTGGGCTCTACATGAGAACGAGATGATGGCTGAAGCTATCTCTCGTCGATTCACGATCTATCATAAACGTAACAGAGATGAGTTGTTGGAAGAATGTGAAATTTTAACGTATGCTGATAGGCATAATATTATTTAAATTGAAATATTTTGAATTTAAATATTTCTCCTATTTTTCCTATAGTCCCAACCTCTACGGCAACATTGAGGAGAAAATCCGGTAGGATTTTTGACGAGGCAAAGCGACTCCTCTAGAGGCGCAACTACTAGCCCCCGGCGCACCAGACGTTCATATCGTCCGTCCTCGGTACGTATGTACGTGCTGGCTCGGTATCAAATTTTTTGGGCTCGGTGGCAAGTTTTGGTTAACCCTAACCCTAAAACTGGTCCGATCTTCAGAGGTGTACTGT